GAAATGTTGATCTAAACGCAGGTTCTTTTCCGTCACCAGTGCTACCAAATGTATCAATAAAAAACACATCATCCGCATCTTCAGGCACAGCCATAGGGCCACGGCGAATGGCTATGTAGATGTAGTCGTTGCTAATAGAGTTCCATCCAGAACCTGTGTTTATTACCTTAAATCCTGTTGGCGTCAGATCAATTAAATCATTACTTGCAACTGTATTTTCATTATTGAAATTCGCACGCAGATAGCTGTCTCCCACACCTGTAACAATTCCTCTCATATTATCAAGTATATACCACGTTGATGCGGCATCAGTGTTTTTAATAAGCAACCATTGAGGCTCAAAGCCAAGATCAACATCTAAACCAGAACTACCCGTACCAGTATAACTCCCACACTTGATAATATCAGCATCACCATCAGGGCCAAACTCACCGTCACCATCGTTGTGGGCGAATAGGTAGGCAACGTAAGTGCCGCCAGAGGCGTTTACGGCAGTGTTATCTCCTAAAGTAAATGCACTACTAGATGCGCTTCTAATCATTGTAGAAGATGCACCGCCAGCATTAGTTAAATTAAGATACCCCGCACGATAATCATCACCAGTTGACCTATGCCACACAGGCCAATTCCCAGTAGCGTCTGTTCTTTTTACAATAATACACCCTACAGGGCTATCAAGATTATGGCTAATAGAACGAGGAGAAGTCCCATCCCCAGTATAAGTCACACAATCAAAAAAGCGGGGAGCCTTCCTCCATGTCCAAGAGACGTAATCGTGTCCTGACTCGTTAGGCCAAAAATTTGACGTATTACTTCCTGCGCCTATAGTAAAACCAGTAGAAGTAAAACCGTTTATACCCCCATAAACGCTTGGCAAATATACATCATTAAAATTAAAACCTTCTGAGTACGGAGTGGAGAGAGAATTGTAATAACCGTTGGACTCTATACCGTGATCTGGGCTGTATAAAAAGTGAGCACCTCCAGAGGATGGGGCTGTCCTACTTTTACACCAAACCAGCCCACCTTCGCCAGCTTCTGCGGCATCAAAAGGGCCAAAGGTAGAAGCTGTTACGCCTGTGTTTGTGATAGAAACAGAGTTTGTAGACTCGTCAACGAGAGGGGTATCGCCTTGCCCTAACAGAAGCACTGTATTTGTGATAGCCGTTAGGTTGCTAGTAGGAGGAGTAAAACTTGATGTATAAAGGGCAGTTCCATCTAGGATTCTTAGCCCCGACATGTACCCATCCCATTCGTAGTAGGTATCTAATACGTTGCCTACTTGGTTCCACCTGTAAGTCGTACTATCTGTAGTCGATCCCAATTGTGTGCCGTTTACAAAAAAGCGTATTAAAGTTCCACTTCTTGAAACAGCGACATGAACCCACTCCCCAAGTGGTATTTGATTATTAGTAGAGCTACCAAGTAAAAAGGTAGAGTTATTATAAAGTGTAAGCCTGTTGTTAGGATCTTTACCAAACTGGAAGTTATAGCCACTAGCTGAACTTGAACCCAAGATGTTAAGATAACTTTCAGGGTCATCTTGTATAAAAATCCAAGCCTCAATCGTAAAGTCTTGAGACAATGCAATAAGCGTACCTAAGTCTAACCGTTTTAGGTTCATACTCATACTGCCACTACCGTAAGACTGACCAAGGTTAATGCCATTTTCTATGGCTTGACCATTAGTATTGCCCTCGTAGAGATAGGTAGAGAACACATTTTCTACGCTGAGCGCAGCACCACCAGCCGCTGACGCTGTGCCCGCTGCCGCTTGGAGTAGTTTTTTCTTAGTAGCCATTAATTACCCCAATGCTTGACCAGCCGTGAACCCATACCAAGTAGTGCCGCCATCGCGGGTGTAGAACACGAAAACGTCCTTTGCACTTGCTGTCGCTGTCAGTGTCGGAGCTGTCGCGCTCGGCCAGTCAACAGATGTAGGCCAATTGACCGTGTAGCCGCTTGCAGACGCATCCTGAATGATCTCAATGCTGAAGCTATACGCAGTGCCGATAGCTGGTGGGTTAGAGAACGTGAAAGTCGTATTCTCTGTCAGTGTGTGGCTGAATGCGTTACCCGCCTCACAGTCCACCGTAGTGGCGTTAGAGGATGATGTTACCGCTGCGTAAGTTTCGTTGTAGCTGTCAACGATCAGTTCACCAGTGATGTCTACATCGCCTGTGTATGTAGGTGACATCTTAGCGTCTAGTTGCGTCTGAATAGCTGAAGTAACACCATCGACATAGTTTAACTCTGTACTGGTAGCAGTAACGCCTAAATCTGAGAGTTGACGTGCTAATGGAAAGCCGCCAGCAGTTGAGCCATCGTGTACGACTGCAACATCCTTATCAGTATCAACAGTAATTTCACCTACTGCACCTGTAAATGTGCTATGTTGGCTTGTGCTACCTCGTCTAAATTGTACTTGCTTTGCCATTATACCAATGCCCCATAATCATCTAATGAAGCGACTGTCCCAGTAACTAGGCCATAATCTTCATCTAGTGCTAAATCTTCTGCTGTTGCTGTTATCATCACAGTCGCGGCTCCAGAAAGGTTGATCGCCGCATCAGAATTATTGCTTTCGCTTACTGTGCGGCTTAGGGTCGTGCCAGATGCTGTATAGGGGCCAGAACCAATTTCCCAATTGTCACCATCTTCGATCAAGTATCTGACAATGTCACCATCTGAAACGCCAGCGTCGGCAAAAGACTGATAGCCAGTCTCAGCAGAACCAAGTGTAATTGTCCCCGTGCCCGTGGTCGCCGTTGCGACTTTAACTCTGTTAGCTAGAACGACCATGTGTCACCTTATGCTGGGTCTGGGATTTCTATGTCAAATGCCGCAAGCGTAAACGTATTTCCAGACGTAACAGATTGAGACGCTGACAAAGAGCCAGTCGCAAGTAAGCGGCTGTTTGAAGTATCGACAACCGCGAAGTGTGTCGCTGTACCAGTGCCCGAGACTGATCCATCAGAAATTGCCGCTGCGGTTACCTTACGGCCAGAAGTGTCGCCATCCGTTGGCGCGCCGATAGAAAGCGATGTTGAGTTACCAAGCGTATATGTGCTTGTCGCCTCTGTGTATGTCGTCGCCTCCTGTGAGGTGATGTCAATGCGATTTGCTTCGGTATCAAGAACGGTCAAACCGTTGTCGTATACGCGATCTGCTAGTGTGGCCATTTTATTCTCCTATGCCATCGCCCGTGGGCGCATTCTTAAACTTGAAGAGCCAACCCTAGCTCTTTCATCTTGCACCTTCAAAGATTCAACTCCTTGACGGTAAAGACTACCCCAAACATTCATGCGAGCATCATCATTCAAGTATGGCGCGGCCTGTAAGAGGGTGCCATATAAGTAAATATCAGGATTTGACGATAAAAGCCAGTTTGTAGTCGTAGCGTCCGAAAGCGCTGGTATTTCTGAGTAATACGCAAGCTCAGCCTCATAAGTCGCGTCTGGCGTAGGTATTACCTCTATTTGCGTTCCTAAATTTGTAAAAAACTTAGGCTTCCCAGATGAAGTATAATTCACCTTTTCTTCTGCCGCTTGGTCGGGCGTTACAAAAAGCAATGTCGCAATAGGGGTGGTGTTTATTTGGAAGCGTATCGTCTCCAACCAGTCTGAGGGCTTAACAAAGTATTCTGAGTCTATATTTGCCGTCGCGCGTTTCACCATACGGTGGTCGCGGACGTCGCGGTTAATCTGGCTCTCTGCCAATGCGATGAACGTCGGAATGACCGACGTCAAATCGTCGCGTAGCAGCCAGTCGGCTACGTTAGACTTCAGCTCGGAGTATGTTGTAATGCTCACAGCGTGCCCGCCCTTGTTCTAAATACTCTGTTATCTCGGTCGTTGAGCCACTGCTTAAACTTCTTAGGGTCATCCGCAATGCCTCTTCGCTTGAGGTCATAATACACGTTTAATGGGATTGACGCCACCTTATTGACGTCGCGGTGTTTATCGGGGGTATCGTTGTACTGACGCTTGTTTGCTTCAGCGATCGCTGTGACGTCTTGCTGCGTCTCGATTACGTACTCGCCCTTATCAGTAACGTGCCAATATTGTGTGATGCCGGTAAGTGGATCGTGTCCAAATAATCTCTTTTGTGGCATGCCTGTCTCCCAGAAGTGAGAGGGGCGACCGAAGCCGCCCCGTCAGCCTTATGATACGTTCAAGTCCGCAACAACTGCGTGCGCCGCTTCGTTGGTTACCTTCAGGCCGAACTCGGCGATAACCATTGACTTCTCGGCGTCACCAGTTTTCGAAAGCTCGACGTTCTGGATTGGACGTAGGTAGCATACAGATGCGTACTCTGGGTCGAGTAGATATGCTGTACGCTCTGGGCTAAAGCGGTTTGCAACCACATTTAGCGTCCCGAAGTCTGACAGATACACGTCAGCCGCACCGATAATGGTTGTTGGCGCGTCTGATGGCGCTTGGTAACGCTGTGCCGCGATACCCGCAAAACCTGACACAACTGTCTTGTTGTGTGGGCCTACCATCAAGATGCTTGGCTGACCGCCAGAAACGAATGCCTGCTGCATTGCGTCTTTCAGCATTGTCTCAGTGAAATCACGCTGAGTGCCGTCTGTACGTGCAGTAGTACCGTTACCAGTTGCCAACGCACCGCCTGTACCAGCGTTTGCGTTTGACGCGATCCACGCGCCCAAGCCACCTGTCTCACGAGCAGTTGAAGAGTTACCAGCAACTTGCGCGTTGTTCGCAGTCAAAACTGCTTCTATATCGCGCTTCAATTCTTTGCCGCGCTTTGCGATTTGGTAACTTAATTCGTCATTTTTTCCGGCAACATCTAGCGCTGAGAAGTTATCTGCAACGATAGTTGTGCGGCGACGGATGTGTGTGTAGTTACCAACACGAGTTGTCGCTGAAGTCGCGTCGAATGATGACACGTCATCACCATCGATTACGGCTGTTGTGCTTGTTGATGCCAAGCTGTCAGTCTGCCACTCGAAGTATGTGTTGGCTACGTTTTCTGAGCCAACGTTTGACTGAAATGGCACCTCTTCAGGTGAAATGTTCGCGATCACGTCTGCAAGTGATTCACGGATACCTACACCGTCGTGCGATGTAAATGTGTTACTTACGATTGCCATAATGGCCTCCTAGAGTAGGGTTTTAATTGCAGCCGCGGCGTCTGCGACGCGACCGGTTTGTCGTGCGCGCTGTAGCGCTTGTTGTTGCCCTGTCTTTGGTCGAGGCTGCGAGCCACGAGAACCAGCTTTGAGTGTCTTGGTCTTCTGCGTCTTCGGCTTTTTCTTGGCCTCCGTTGCGCGTGTCTGACCTTGATCGTATAACATCGCTTTCCTCGCTAACTTCACAAGCGTAGCATTCGTTAGACCATTAACATCTTGTTCGCTGAAACCCTCCTTCAGGAGGAAACCGCGGATGTCTTTGGCCTCTTTAGACGCGACGGCATTATCACGCCATTCAGGAATGAGTTCTGGCAGTAATTCGCGCTGCTGTTCGAAGTATTGAGCTTGCATCTGTTCCAGACGCTGTTGCTCTAACCCCTGCATGCGCTGACGCTCAGCTTCAACCGCCTGCAATTGAGCCTGACGCTCGTCTTGCTGCTTTTTCCACTGGCGCTCTGCCTTCGCTGCCATCACGGGGTCTGTATCATACAGAGTATCCCAGTCTGGCTCCTGTTCGACCGGCTGCTGCAAACGCTCCTGCAATGCAGGCAACATCTGAGCATATTGAGCACGTTCACGCTGTATCTCTTCGAAATTTGCTTCTAGCTCCTTACGAGCTTCGGCCAACTCTTGAGTTTTGCGTGTATAATCCCGTTGCCTCATGCTTCCGCGTTTGAGCTCTTCGACGGTAATCTCTTCTCCGTCTACTTCGACCGTGGCCGATAGTAAGTCGAAGGATGCGTCGTCCTGCTCGCTGGCATCTTCTTCAGCTTCAGAATCGCCTTCGTACTCTGTATCGTACTCTTGAGAGTACTCTTCAGCGTCCTCTAGCATTTCGGCGTCCGCCTCTACGGCTTCGGCCTCAAGCGCATCAGGCTCCGTCACGGTATCCTCTTCAGGCGCGATCATGGCTCTGATTGCATTTTGTGCGGTATTCAGATCAGTCCCTAACGGGTTGTTGGCTTCTGACATCCTTAAACTCCATATTATGCGCTATTTTGTCTTTTTTTCAATAGTCGCATTATCTTCCATTGCGCGCAGCTTCTGGCGAACCGCCTGTACGCCGCGCAGTTTCATGTAAATGCCCTCACGGGCACCGTTATCGCTGGCTTCAGTTGCCTTGAACTCCTCCCAGCAATCCTGCTCGATCTCATCCATGAAACGAATGAAATCTGTATCACGTAAAAGACGGGCAGCCTCGTGCCCGTCGTCTATGATTTGCTGCTTACTCTTCACGCGCTGCATCCTTAATCAGATCGGCCTGCGCCTTCATCACTTCGCGGTTAATCGCCATGTCAGAGCGTATCTTTTCGACGTTAAGCTGCGTGCCGTACTTCGCCTGCAACTCCTCCGCCTTGACGTACAGCTCTGCCTCTAGCTCGTCGCGCTTGCGATCGTCCTCCATGAACATCTTCTCGCGGCCAAGTTGCAGCTCGGCAGCCTTCTTCTGGATGTCCGCTTGGATTTGCTGAATTTGTACCGCGATCAATTGCTCGTTGATGTCTGGCTTGTCTTCTTGTGGTGGCGCTTGGAACTGTGATGGGTCTGACCAGAATTGCGATGTATCCTTGAAGCCCGCAAGCTCCGTCATCGCCTTCAGCGTATTTGACAGCTTCTGCATGTCGGTCAGCGGGTTTACCGCACCCATGGTCGCCATGGCCTCTTTCTGCATTTCACCGATCTGGCGCAACATCATCATGCGCTCAGTGTCGGTGCCGCGGCCAAGTGCGACGTTAATCGATACATCCATATTCGCATTCCACGCACGCGGATCGATCGGCACAAACTGATTGGCCAACCGAATCATACGCGGTTGATCCTGATGTGTCGTAATTAAGTGCAGCACGATCTTGTAGAGCTGCTTCATTCCGGTTTCCGCAAAGATACGCGCAATCATCTCAATATGCTGCTGAGCGCTCGACACAGTCGCGTTTACCGCTGCCGCGGTGGATGACTGCAATGCACCCGCATCCAAGCCCATAGACGCCTTTGAGATGCCTGTGCGGGCCTCTTTGATCTCGTCCATGTACTTCAACACTGGGAACGCCTGCTGTCCAACGAACGGCATGGACAATGGCTGCACCTGACCAGCGCTACGCTGGCGGATTATGGAGCCGACTTCGGTATTCATTACGTCTTCTATGTTGACCATGCCCTCGGTCACCGCAATGCGTGGGTGAATAGACATAGCCAAGCTGTCGAGCGTGTTACGCATGATGACAGACTTAATGCGCTGAATGTCCATCACGGTGTCCGCAATAGACATGCCAAAGAAGTCATGTGCCTCTGGATCAGGGCAGAACACGGCAAACGGCAGCATCGCGCACGGCTCGTTCATGAGTATCTTCTTACCGTCGCCGGCG